TAGTTTTTTTTCTAACTCATCTCTTTCTTTCTGTAGTAAATCAGCATCTATTGTTTTTGCCATAATATACTCCTATTTGTTACATGTATTATAACAGGTCTATCAATGATTGTCAACCCTTTCCATCATCTTCTTCAAAGAAATGTATTTTAACACCATCTCTTTCTTTAGTCACCTTTTTTACACCTTTGTGTGATGTGGCACTTCTTATAGTCTTTCCAACATTCACTGGTAGTCCTTTCTCCTCTGGTGGATAAAGTCCTAATTCTTTTCTGTATGACATGTTAGCAGATATCAACAATAAGACTGCCAATGGGTCAAATACGAATATCAACAATAGTATCACATATCGTACTGTGTTGTCAAGATAATTCTTTGCCTCATCTCCATAAATTAATGCTGCAATATACTTGATAGGCCCAACTTCTACTTCAAAGTTTTTAACCTCTAATTCATACTCTGATTTCTTGTCTAGTAAATCATCAATACTATTCTCTGATTTTGTGATGATACTATTTAATTGTTCTCTCTCTGCAGATTGTCTTTTTCTTTCCTCTAATCTAGAATCATCAAAGAATCCATATTCAGTTTTCTCTAGTGTTGTATCCATTTCTAGAATATTCTTTTCTGCTCTGTCTATTTGTCTTTGTTCACTTGCAATACGATTATCAACTCTCTCTATCTTGACTGATATTTCACCTGTGTTGATTCCAGCATCAATATGTGACTTAGATAAAAATCCATAGATACCCATACTTGTAATTAACATCAAAACTATAATGGCAGAAACTAGATATGTTCTTAACAATATACTTGTTTCTCTCCAATGATTGTAAACCCATGCGGCTGCCACTAACTTTCCAATCTCTAAAACTATGCCCATAATAATTATCGGAATTACAGCTGCAGCAAATATTGCTGTCAATCCAATAATAGAATACCAAGCTGCCACAGCAGCTATTGCTAGTGATGTGACAAATGTCAATATTGATAATTTATGGTTTTTCATCTTCTATTTATATGAGCCACTTGACAGGTTCGAACTGACGGCCTGCTGTTTACAAAACAGCTGCTCTACCACTGAGCTAAAGTGGCTTATATAACAAAAACCCACGATAGACTGTCTAATCGTGGATATATGAGGGTCTTTATTTCCCATGACTGATTGCCTTACACACCCCATTTAAATTGATTTTAGAGGGGTTCTAGGACTTGCTTTTTTACAAAAACTGTTCAAATTTACTGTTTTACTATCTCAAAGTGAAATTTACCATCTTTTTCTTCACTTTTAAGTAATTTGTGATTTAGTGAATTACAAAGCGATTCTATATCAGAAACAGCGCCTGGGTCTGTACTAATAAGTTCTAAACTTTCGCCTATTTCCATTCCATTTAATTCTTTCTTTGCCTTAATTATTGGTATTGGACAATTGAATCCACTTGTATCTAATTTTACCATGTTAACTCCTTAATTCGTACATGTATATATGTTTCTCTAAATTGTCCTTGTAATATGCCGAACCATCTTTTAGAGCTTGTTGAATTCTTAATGCATAAGGTCTGTAAACTCCCTCTACAGATTTATTTCTAATTGTCTTTTCATGATACAATTTATTATTGTAAACAATTGACCTACTTTTTTGTGTCATACCCAAATGTTCAAAATTACTTGCCTTGTATATTCCACCACTATGTCCATAAGTCTTATCTGCATAACTAATTACTTTTTTAATCTCTGTATTTTTCTTTAACCATCGTAAAGTAGAACCTATAAAATAACTTTCAGTATTTTTAGGTGTATCATCAATACAACATAATCTTCTTAACTCTATGATGTCTGCTTCCTTTTCAACATACTTTTTCCATACACCTTGCATACTAATATAACCATACATCATGGCACCAATCATATCACCACTATCTAATAACTTAAAACAATATGGTGAACTGATACCATTTACATTACTAGAGTAATGCCAATGTTCTACAAATTCTTTTATCTCTGGTCTTACACATGGTGTGACTATGTAATCTTTTACGCTCATCAGTAACTATATACCTTTGGTAATTCTTCATATAATTTATTGTATTCTTCTTCTGATATTAATTTAGCATCTGCCATAGGATAATCACTATCAACACCTATCGTTGTAGCAAATCTACCCATGTTAGATTTAAATAATCTTGACTTTGTTTGTTCCCATTTTTCATTTCTGTACTCATCTGGTTTATCAGTAGTTTTCTGAGGAAATGTTTTTGGATTCTGTGGATTCATCTTCTCTTACCTGTTGCTGGGTCTTGTGTTTCTTTCTTAGTCAAAACTTGTAGACCTGATTTATTGTATGCCTGTCCTATTACATACTGACTACTGATTTCTTTTTTATAGTCATCATTTGGTTTAGTACAAGCATGTTGTAAATCTTTTACATCTATTGTATGACTAAGTGTATTTGTATTTCTAGTAATAATCATATCTGTAGGTTGATATGTGCCTGTCTTCTTAGGTTTGTATTTGACTTGACCAAATTGTCTTTTGAGATAATCATCAAATGATATCATGTCTTTACGATTATTGGTTTGTTTCATTTTCTTATTGTATAGTCTATGTTCTTCAACCAATTGTTCCATTCTTTTTTTTGTAATCTTAGGTTTCTTTTTTCGACTTGTGTCTAATGAAGTCAATCCTAAAACTAAGTGCATTCCTTTAGGCATCATTTCTCCTATCTATAAATTCTTTCTCCATATCTCTCTGATACTCACTAAATTTCTTTTCATGAATATCAATCAAAATATCAAGGTATTTCAATACATGCATATTGGGATGATTTTTGGATGATACAGCCACTAGTTTTCTAACATTTTGTAGTTGTTCTATAAACTCTAATTCTTCTATCATGTCACTATTATGACAGCTTGAACAACTATTGTCAAGAATTATTTGTTGAGAATGATTCTCATTTAGAAGTATAATTTAACAAATATAGCCAGTACAAATAGTAATATTATCAGTTCACATATACTGATTTCTGGTCTTAACATAGAAGTCCTAATATGCAACCAATGAGTGAGTGAAGACCACCAATCTGGGCGGTTATGCATGACTAGTACAAATCCTACTATTAGGAATAGTAATATTGTGAGTATCAACATCATCTTTGTTTTAGTCTAAGTTCTCTAGCAATCCAAGACTTTGCAATAATGTTATCTACTTTTCTAGATAACATTTTTCTCACTTGTGTGCCTACCATGCCAAAAACATCATCACCAGCATCATTATTATCTACAATGATGAAGTTTTTATTACCAAAGAATTGTTGAAACTTACCTATGTTTGATTGTACTTGATTCCATGATTTTTTTACAATATCTTCTGGTACACTTCTGGGTCTTTTTTCATTTCTTTCAAGTGCAACATCTAGACTTGTGTTTACAAATATCATATGTACATCATAACCAATTTGTTTTAGTCTAGCTGCATTAGATGTGATTTTACCATAATCTTTTCCTGTGCCATCAATCACCATACCTAAACGACCTTCAATATAATTGTCTTGTCTTTTTTTAGTTACAACTTTTGCTCTATCTCTAAGTGCATCTCTTTGCTTACCTTGATTGGCATCCATTTTAAAATTAAGTTGTGCATCTTTTAGATATTTTTCAAATATATCATCTGAGTTCACAACTTTTAGTCCTTGTGCCGTGACACGAACTTTTGATTGTGCTTGTCCTATACCTTTTTGCACAGCAAATGATTTACCACTACCTGGCCCACCTGCCATAAAAAATGCCTTAAATATGTTTGGGTCATAGACCCCCTCTAATAGTTCTGTAAAGCTCTTCATTTGTTTCTTTATCTCTATAGTTTTCTTTTATTTTATTTATGTCAAGTTTCTCAGGTGTCATCCTTGTTCTTGTTTGACTCAAAAAGTTCATGTTTTTAATTTTGTTTTTATATTTGTTTGTCATTCTAAAACTCCAAATTGTTAATTAATTATACATGATATAGTTTACTATAGTTGCCCTCCTTTATGAATAAAAATCATTAACAACAATACCTTTTTTCCCTTTAGGTTCTATTGCTAATTCTTTAATTGGTAATTCTGCGCTGAGTGAATCTTTAACTAGATTCATCATAATTGTATGTCTTTTACTTTGTTGATTAAACATATGTCTAGTGGATTGTATTAAGTATCTTCCACTAAAGTATTTATCTATTTTGTTACCCTCATGTTCTGCCCCATTTACTGGCATGTTAAACTCTATCATTGAACCTGCATACACTGTAGTTGTTCCATTAATTTCCATAGTAACACTTGCACCATCATTTAGTTCCATAAACTTAGATTGTCTTGATAGATATGTTTCATCTATTTTATTTGGTGTGTATGGATAAGATTTTGTTTCATAATCATAATGTTGTGCATCAGCTCCATTTACTGTTGATGTTGGATGTAAATGTATTCTAGAATCTGGAAACTCACTAATCATATTATCAAATTCATCTAAAGCGACTTCATTATATATTGGATGATTATCTTGTAAAGCATTTCCATTCACTCTATCATATTCTTGAAAGTCATTTATATAATCAAAATCGTTATGACTATAATTTTTGCTGTATATATCGTAGGATATTATACTTGATGCCAACATACCACCTGCTATGTTTTTAAGCGTGTCATTATTTGCATTGAATTTATACTCTAATACCCTTTTTAATTCATAATCAATATTACTTGTTCCACCCTCTTGAAAATCTATCGTTCCAGCATCACCAGAATGAAATAAACCAATATCTTTTTGTGCATACAAACTATCTAAACTTCTAAAGTGTATGCCATTTATATTTTCAAAAAACAAATAATGTGGTGAACCATTATATTCTGCTTTTGTTTCTCTTTTTAACAAATTAATTAATTTAAATGGATGCATATTTGGTACAACCATTTTTTTAATTCCAGTGGTTGGTTCTATGAATAAATCTTTATTAGAGTTTATATAAAATTTACTAGTTAATACATCTTCAACAATAGTATCTATGCTCTGTGCATAACTTTTAGAAACTCTTACACGATTATCTCTTAATCCCTCTGGTGAACAAAAATGTAATGTAAAAACTTCTGAACCCATTGACACAGATATTCTAGTATCAATTCTATAAACTGACATAACTGTTTCTGTAAAATTTATTGATTGATTTTCTAATCCAGGCGTTGTTATCTTAAAAGAAAGAAAATCTTGACCTGTAACAGGCGCATTCATAATAATAGCATTTGTATCAACAACAGTAATATCACCAGTTAGACATGGTGAAAATATATCTTCGTAAATATTCATTGACACGAATGAACCAGATAAATCAATTACATTACCAGATGATGTAAATAATTTAAGTTCTTGTATATTGTATTCGCCTGCGAAATTTATTCCAGCCATTATATGTTACTTTCTTTTATTAATAGTTTAAATTCATCAACAAAGTCATCTATAAAACTTGGGTCTAATAATCTTATTTTTCTTTTGACATCTTGTTGTTCTTGTTCATGTTCGTAATTAGTTATAGCAGTTGCTGATGAATAATCTGCATTACTAGTTCCAATGTTAATCTTAATAGATGTATCACCAGACTCTTGTTCTATTTCATAATGATGTATAGCATCTGGATTTGAATATTTTTCATTTATAAAATTTAAAAATTGTGCCTCTGACATAGGCCAGTCATGAAATCTATCTGTGATATTATTAATTAACATAACTACCCAATGTAATTCTGCATCACCATATAATTTAAATGCAATTGATTCTGGTGTTTCACCATTTTTTATATCATAGGTATCAAATAACATACTATTGGATTTTACCTTTTGTCTTATACCCACACGCCTTAGTAAATTTTTTACATCTTTAAACTCACCTGTTCCTTTAGAATCATATGGTATTGTTGGAAATTGTGAAAAATACATATTAGAATCCCTCTACTGCTCTTTCTCTTGTAATGAGTTCTATCTCTTTAAATTCTAATGTTATTGATGTTTCAACTGGTGGAGCACCATCAGCATTACCATCAAATGTTGTATATCTACTACCACCATATTTTACATCCATACTTTCTAAATAACATGTTGATATTTTATGTAAAAAATTATTTTCAGCATTTTGATACATGTATTGTATATCAAATGTATTTGGCACTCTCATACTTCTACCAGCACGATTACCATCTGCAAACTCTGGCAACATATTAAACTTAAATGCATTTACTATTTTTTTTATTTCATCTGCCTCTGTTTTACTTCTAGGCATCATTTTAAAAGTATAACTAAATTTTCTTTTATCTATTCCTTGAAATGCCAATTCCATTCTATCAGCAAATATAACACCCTTTTTCATTTCTACTGCTTCTTTCAATCCACCTAAACCAGGTGCTATAGCACCTGCCATACCAACAGCAGCTTTTTCTAAACCTTGTCCTGCTTTAGCAGCAGCTGTTTCTAAAGATGCTTGGTCTAATGTACCTGCTGACATTGCAGCTGCAATATTTACAACAGAATCAGTTAATATTCCCATTTCTGTATTTTCAAATTTTGCATTATAAGCAACTGATACTTGTGCTGGCATATACATAGAAATTACTGTGTCTAATCTTTTTGTTGGTGCTCTTTTTACTCCGACTGTTGTATTTGTTCTATGTGCCTCTTTGTTTTGATGTTTAACTATTGTTTTTACTTTACCAGACTTACCAACTTTAAATCCAGCGATAGTATCTGTAAAACCAGATAATAAATTACTAGCAGTTATATTAGGAACATATTGACTTATAAAATTACCTGCCTTACTATCATATATTTTCTGTACAGCTTTTAATCCTTTTCTTTCTATCTCATTTGCAACTGATGATATTCCAGTTCCAGTTCCACCAGATTCACTAGCTTCTTCTCCAAATGATAATTTAGCATTTTGTTGTTCATTGATAAAGAACATAATATAGTGTCCATGATTACCTATGCCAGGGTCTGCACCCACATCAATAGGAAAGGATAACATTTTTGTTGATTGTTTACTACGATTAAGTGGTGCTGCTTCAGAAGAATCACTTCCTAAATCACCACGAATCACGCTACCAACATTACCAGCAATTCTTCTTAAATTTTTACCTAGTAATCCTGTGACGGCAGATTTGCCTTGTCTTTTGAATACATCTATTGCCATGTATAAATAGTCCTATATAATTTAAAGTATTTATAACGATTATGACATATAAAGGAAAGTTTAAACCTAAAAATACTACCAAATATAAAGGTGATTTGAAAGAGATAGTATATCGTTCTTCATGGGAATTAAAAATGATGAAGTACTGTGATACCACCAAATCTATTGTAGAATGGGGCAGTGAGGAATTAGTAATACCTTATGTATCGCCATGGGATGGTCGTTATCATAGATATTTCCCTGATTTCTATATCAAAGTTCGTACTAAAAATGGTAGTCTTAAAAAGTATATTATTGAAGTTAAACCTAAGAATCAATGCACACCACCAGAAAGGAATCCTAAACGAAGAACAGGCGTTTGGTATAACAAAGTCAAGACATGGGGCATAAACAAGGCTAAATGGAAGTCTGCGACTGAGTTCTGTCTAGACCATGATATGGAATTTAAGATACTAACCGAAGACCACTTAAACCCTCGTTAAGCGTTATTTGATTGAAAGACATTAGTTTGGTCTTTTACATATCTAGTGCTGTTTATTTGTTGAGTAGTTCCACCTGTTGATACATTATTAACAACAGTTTGATTGTTAACATTATTAACTGCTCTCTTTTCATCCATCATTTCTTCTTTTCTTCTCATCATCATATCTTCATTTTGTTTATTTGTTACGAATCTTGCAGGGTCTTTCTCACCACCAGACATTATTTCACCTGTTTTAGCAATATTATCTGATATATCTGTTTCAGATGATGGTTTAGGTACTTCATCAAATGGATTTTTAACATTTACGCCAGGCAATAAATTTACAACATTTAAAATAGTATCAATCATTCCTTTAAATACATTGGCAGCAAGTTCACCAATCATCTTAAATGGTGATATTATTATATCTGCAAGTCCACCTAATATATCTCCACTAAATATTTTTGTGAATCCACCAGTAAACATTTCAACAGCTGACATAATAGTAGACATTATGTTAGTATACATTCCACCAGTTAAATTATCCATAAAATTAAATACTCCAGTGATTGCGCCTACTATCGCATTAAATATACCTTTGACTACTCCTACTACTAGATTAATTAATCCTTTGCCAAGGTCTGCAACAATACCAAATACTGCTTCACCAATTCCACCAATAACTTCAGCTAATCCAGAGAATATACCTCTGAATCCCTCTAATATTTTTGAACCATCACCTGTGAATATACCAGTAATAATTTTAAATATACCACCAACTATATCCATCAATCCACCAAATAATCTTTTTAAACTATCAAAAAGACCTCCTGGCTTCATAAAGTAATCAGCAAAAGCTGTAAATGCTGGTATAATATTTTCTTTAATAAATGAAAGAAGTTGACCAAACATTGGACTTTGTAAAAACTTAGCAATAGCAAAATAAGCTGCAATCAATAAACCACCTTTTAAAGTTAAGGCTGCTGTTGTTTTCAAACCTTCACCAAAATTTTTTAATCCATCTGAAATACCCTTAAATCCTTTTTGGAATCCTTTTGTTTGGGCGTCATCACGCCTTTTCTTTTCTTTTTCTTCTTTTGCATCTATATTTCTTTTTAAAGCTTCAGCTTGGTCTTGTCTTAATGGGTCTGCCTCAAGCATTGCTAATTGTTCTTTTTCTATATTAATTGATTCTTGAAAAGCTTTTCTTAGTTCCATTTCTTCTGGTGAAACTTTTAGAACATTATCACCTATTTTATTAAGTATGTCTATTGATTCTTGTTGATATTTATCATCAAAATCTTTTTTCGCATCATCAGCTTTAGCTTTTTGCATATCAGTATTAAGTGTCCTTGTTTTTGCTTTCATTATTGCATTGTCTAATTCTCTAATACTATGGCCTGATTTTATATCTTTTTCATATGACATTTGAAGTTGTTCTAATTCAAACCTTGCCTCTTTCTGCTTATCAGCAGCTTTCTCTACTTCATCAGCAAAGTGCTTCAATTTTTCAGTGCCATCTTTTCTAGCATTCACATCATCTTGCAAACTTTTTTGTATTTCTTTTGAATTTATTTGAGCCATTATTTTTTACTTGTTCCTGTGTATAGTCCAAACCAAGCAGCACCAGCACCTACAACGATACTTATTAACCCAGATTGTTCCATAGTTGGAGCAGACAAGTTCATATACCAAATAACACATTTGTATAATAATACAATATATACTGTTAAAAATAGTCGTGGAAATATTCTCCATGCATCCACAGCTTTTGCCATGTCTATCCATGATTGATATTTGTTTTTACTAGAATCTACAACATTTGTATCTACTTCTAGTTCTATGTTTACTTTTTTAGTTTCTGTTTCAGACATTGTTTTTCATCCTTTGATTTTCTTTCTCTATTCTTTCGTTTTCTTCTCTAATATATTTAGTTAGTAAACCTATATATATTTCTCTCTCATAGGGCATCATATTATCTAACTCTGTTAAAGAGTATTTATGATGTTGCATGAGTGCAAAATTACTTTCGTAGTAATTTTTTAGGCTCTCATGTGAGAGCCCTATACTAAAAAACTC